ATGAAAATCTCTCTTGTCGTTCCAGTTTTTAATGAAGAAGACACGATACCGATTTTCTATAAAACGGTACGTGAGTTTAATGAACTAAAAGAATATGAAGTGGAGATCGTTTTTATTAATGACGGAAGCAAAGATGCAACTGAATCAATAATTAACAAAATAGCTGCATCTGATCCGCTCGTTATTCCGCTTTCGTTTACGCGAAACTTCGGTAAAGAACCTGCTCTTTTCGCGGGGCTCGACCACGCAACCGGGGATGCGGTCATTCCTATTGATGTCGATTTACAGGATCCGATAGAAGTAATCCCCCATCTCATTGAGAAGTGGCAGGCTGGCGCAGATATGGTGCTGGCTAAGCGCTCAGACCGCTCAACTGACGGGCGCATGAAGCGTAAGACAGCTGAGTGGTTTTATAAGCTGCACAACAAAATCAGCAATCCGAAAATCGAAGAGAACGTTGGCGACTTTCGGTTAATGAGTCGTGAAGTTGTCGAAAATATTAAATTAATGCCCGAACGCAACTTGTTCATGAAGGGTGTGCTGAGTTGGGTTGGGGGACACACTGATGTTGTGGAGTATGCGCGCGCGCAACGTGTGGCTGGCAACACTAAATTCAACGGATGGAAGCTATGGAATCTGGCGATAGAAGGTATAACTAGCTTCTCAACTTTTCCTCTGCGTATGTGGACCTATATCGGTCTGGTTGTCGCAGGAATGGCTTTTATTTACGGGGCGTGGATGATTTTGGATACGCTCGCCTTCGGAAACCCAGTAAGAGGATATCCTTCATTACTCGTCTCCATACTTTTCCTTGGAGGGGTGCAGTTGATAGGGATAGGCGTGCTGGGAGAATATATTGGCAGAATTTATATTGAAACCAAAAAACGTCCAAAATATTTACTTAAGGATATTAAAAAATGACCAAAAAGGGGCTTTCGGTAATATTAGTTTTTTTGATATTTTCATATATTTTTACCGCATTAAGCTATAAATTTATCCCAAGCTCTGACAGCATGAGTGGTATTTTAGAGGCTGCTGACATTGCAAACGGAAACATAACACTAAAAGGATGGTACTTATCTACAGTAACTTTCTATTTTACTGACTTAGTCTGGTTTGCTCTTGCTATAAAGCTTTTTTGTTATTCTGAATGGATAACATACGTTATACCTGGATTAATGGCTGGTAGCCTGTTCGCTTCATGCTATGCACTGGGAACAATTTCTGGCTACAAAAAAGCATGGGCTTTGCTACTGTTCCTTGCTTTCCCTGGTGCTGCTGTCAGTTACATGCTTTCTGTAGCGATAATCCATGTCCCTACATATACTTATATCGTTGTTTCATATATATTAATTGATTTTTATTGTCGTAGAAGAAATAGATTATATTTATTTCTATCATCAACAATCGCATCTTTAACGATATTTAGCGATGATATAACAATATATTTATTTTTTTTGCCAATTGCATTGAGCTGTTTTATAGCCAATGAAAATGCAAAAGATAAATTTGTAATATTTTCGTCTTTGGTTTTTTCGTATTTTTTATTCAAGTTAATCTTACATTTTACTAACTCGGCTGATTTTTTTTATTTGCCAGGGGTTGGTTCGCCTACATTTGTTAGTTATGACAAGTTAACTTTTAACATCTCGCTACTTTTTAAAGGGCTTTTGATATTATTCAACGCTGATTTTTTTAGTAAAATAATCAGTTCACCTGAAGGAATATTCTCTTCTTTAAAATTCACATCATTAGTTATATTTTTTATACTTTTAATTTCTTCGCTTATAAAAATAAGAAAGTTTAGTCTCGTTGACGCCGCGCTATTGATAGCATCTCTTATTATGATTCCTGCATATGCCTTAAGCGATAAACCAGTGGATGAGGGTACAACAAGATATTTAATTCCTGTCATTATTTTTGGTTCAATTTTCTTATGTCGAAATGCGAATGTACCAAAGATATCAAATATAGTTTTATGGTTTTTTTCAATTTCAATTTCTGCTTATTCATTAATATATGTAAATCAGCCTGATTTCTTATTTCGCAATGACAGAACCACATCAAAATATAGGCTTATATCTAATTTTTTGACTCAACACAACTTATCTAATGGATATGCAACATTCTGGAATGCGGCAGCGGTGAGTGTGGAAAAGAAATTCAATATAGCCCCTGTTAACATCGACATAGAAAATAAAAAAGTTTTGCCATCTTTTTGGTTAACAAAAATATCATATTTTAACAATGGAAATAACTTTTTCATTGTTGATAATGACCAACAAAAAAAAGTCATAGAAGAATTATATGGCAAACCAGAATTAACATATATGGTGTGGGATTCCCCCATCCTGGTTTACAGTCATTCTATTAATATTTATGATGGCGATATAGAAGGAAGTGCCAATGTAGTAAAAAGTGACTTCAAGGTTGGGGACAATAATCAAATATGCAATGCTGGCGTACAAGGCATGGTTGCATATGGGCCCTATAAGACTCTTGGTCGTGGGTGGTATTCTTTAAAAATTAATGCACATGGCGATCAGTATGAAGCATTAATTTTTTCTTATATAACAGGAAAAAAAATCAAGATGTCTGATAATAAATATAAAAATGGTTCTTATATTTTCGAAATAAACGAAGATATGCCATCTGCAGAAATACAGTTATTCGCTCAAAAAGATTCAAATGTATGTTTTGAGTCATACTCACTTCAGCATATAAAATAATAAAGTCATGGAAAAGCGTCAGTAATTAATACAGGCGCTTTTGTCTATAGAAAACTCATGCTGTTAAGCGGGTTTTGGTTGAAATGTTCCGAAAATCGGAATAGTTATTCCACACCAGCGCTATGAATTAGATGGCGAAGAGCATGCCGTAACCCCCTACTATAGTAGCACCTTCAGATTGAACATACATGGTACCAATCTTATATAATTGCCTGGCGTCGAACGCCCCGAGAAGTACCGTACCAGTAGTTGCCGTCGATTATGTCTGGCGAGCGCCGATAACTTTCATGCCGCCTACTGAACAAGATGTTACCATATTAAGAGAGGAGACCAGCGATTACGATATTGCATCTGTTTTCGACACGTAGTCGTTCTCAATAGAAGAGGCGAAAAAACACCAAGCCACTTGATGGCGTTTTTTATTAGAGGCAATAAATGTCGGCTTTGGCAATGAAGGTTTTGAAATGCTAATTGCAGGAAATGTCAGCATCACCAGTGCTACTCTTACTTCTATTGCGTGTGATCTGAAAAAGAATATTAATGGTGACGGCTTTGACACGCCATATGATCCAGCAGGCTTCCGCAGATGTGTCTGGCTTGTTCAGCAGTATCCAGAATCAGGGATACATCCGAAAAACGTCAAAATGAGTTCCGGAATTCAAAGACACCCTCAGTAAATCGGACTCCCTCGTTGCGCTGTTAAAGTCTGAAATGGAGACACGCAGGAATGTAGCACCAACAACTCGCTAGAGAATCAAAAAGCTGAGCCAGATGCCCCCGGAATCACACAGCCTCACACTTGATGATGCCTGTGTATTTCTTCAAGTTACCAAACCTATCGCTACTAACTGGATTCACACAGGCTGTCTGTAAGCATCATGTAAAGATTCCGCCAAGTCAGTCAATAGGTATGCCTAAATTTAACCGAACACGCTAAGCAAATAGGCGTAATATTGAACGATTGTGTCCCAGCTTCCCCACAATGAAAGAGCAGAGAAAATAAAAGAAATGTAATTTGTTGATTTTTAGATGGCGCGCCCTGCAGGATTCGAACCTGCGACCCACGGCTTAGAAGTTCCTAGAACCACCTTTTAAGTCAACAACATACCGCGTCACACCTGCGCTCACACGTCCCATCTTCGAAAAAGATAGAAATTGGTCGAAAGGCATATAAAAGCCTTTACGTCCCATTTTTGTCTCACGTCACCGAGAAATCATAAAACTCACTGGGACTCGATCTGTGTACAACCGCACAGCGTATCCTGATACACACCTGGAGATAATGAAGTCTTCCGTAGTTGGTGGCTAGCCCGACGATAAATCGGGCTATTGGGTAGATTAAGCGATCAGATATGAGCCGTTGATTCTCACGGCTTGCGATGCCCCAAGAGATGCATAACCTGTAATCTCAATATAACCAGTTGCTCGCACATACGCCTCAACAGGCACAAGGCTACCACCGCTAGATACCCCCCATGCAGAAATAGGTGTGTCAACAGACGGTCTAAGATTTTCTGCGATAAGCCACGCATTCGCTGCCGTACCATTTGTCAGCGATCCGCTAATGAATACCTGATGAGCATTTGGTGTTGCCTTAAAGTCTGATAGCGCCACCCATCCATTTAAAGCATTCCCGTTAAGCACCGAAGGGAGCGCGCTAAAGTTTCCGTTGTTATTGTAATACGCGATTACATTAGCTGGGTTAAATCCCGTACCACCGAGATACTCAACCCCACCATAGTTGCCATTTGATATCAGTGAGCTATGTGTAAATGTCGATGCAGCAAATGAATAACCCCATCTTGTGCTGCCTGTTACTGAACCCTCGCCCAATGTTATGTATTGAGCCGATCCGTTAATTTTGATGCCCCCTGAAACGCCTGAACACTGGTGAGAACCGATATTCCAGTTAACGCACTGATTACCCACCTCCAGAGAGTAATAGTTTCCATAAACCTGTGACGCATAATAATTTCCTATTGTGACATGGCTGGTATAACCATCCGCCCCGATGGCAGGAATAAACCCCCATGAAGCATTTTGCACTCTAAGGTCACCAATACTGATGTTGTCGATGGTAACCCCATCGTGAGCATCGTAAATTCCACCGAGAGATACTGCCGGCAGCAGTGAACTATCAATCAGACCGATAGTGATACTGTCCATTCTGATATCGCTGCATGGTCCGCCTGAATCAGATTTTAGAATAAAACCGTCACCATACTGCCCATAGACATGGGCGCGACCACCGCGCAAGTTCTTACACTTGATTGTCAGCCCATGGAAACCACCGCAACACTCTACGTAGCCAAGCGTAACGCCTTCAAGTTGTTCAAGCAGAATGCTGTGGGTACCTGGATTGCTTGAAACACCGAGAGAGTTAAGCGTCCTGACGTTGTCAATTCCGATATTTGCTTTCGCACCGACTCCATAGATCTGCACCGCATCTTCATAGGTTGTCGTGCTATACAGCGTAGTTGACACATAATTACCACAGTCAACGCCTAGGTTGAAAAGTTTGAAACCTTTGGCCTGGTTCTTCACTGCACCCTGAATTACCGTCCCGGAACCGCTGACAAATCTGCTCCAGTCCGACGCATATTCCGGCATGCCCATGCCAACAATCATGATGTTTTTCTTGGTATTTCTACCTGACGCCCATAAGCCTGTGATGTTGTAATCTTTTTTACCAAGTAGAAGTGTTGCCCCTTCCGGAGCTGCGTTCCATGCTGCCTTTAAGTCGCCGTTATAGGGTGCGTTATCAACTACAATTACAGATGACGGAAGGTTATAATGCTCAGCCAGTCCACCAACCAATAGGTAGCCATCAGGCTGACTAAGTCTGTATTCAAGCTGATCAGGGTCGTACTTAAGCACGTTTGGGAAGTAAAACTGCTGAGTCCCATATGCGTCATAAACAGCCATAGAATGACCTTGCACAGTTACGAACTTGGCAATCTGTCCGTTATATACAGGGTATCCGGCAGCATTAATGATGATTGGCTGTGCAACAGGAACGTGAGAACCGTCTTCGTTCTCCACATAAACCTGAATCTGGTTTTCAGGATTTACCGGGTCAGTGTCAATTTTTCCGATATAAATTTTGCCATTAGCATTTGCTTTAAAAGAACGCGCTGAAGTAAATAACTGGCTTGGTTGTGATACAACAATATTTGGCGTGATGTCAGTCATGTATTATTTCCTTAGCAATCAAATTGTTGATTAAATGTTAAAATGAGGGTAATGCCAAAATTTTAAACCGCCATTAAATAACTGGATAAATACTGGAAGCTATATAGATACATATGAACAGATTCTTCACTTAATTAACTTCTGTATATTTTTGGTATAAAAAACCCAGCCGTAGCTGGGTCATTGTGTTGGTTATCTGTCAGTAGCGATGTAATGAAGGTGGAAGCTCTTTATCCTTAAGTCTCATCCATGCGGAAAGATTCGTTGGCCCGTCAGGTTCATTAATATCAACATCTCGCGTGTGATTAATTAAAACGTCTCTCGCCATTCCGATAACATACGAGAACTCATGGCCGTAGTCGTAGCATCTGCCGGAATAGTTCGATTGAATTTGTTTTAATGCCGGATACAGTTCACGGAATAATGCCTGCGAACGGTTGGCATAATCCCATAACCATACAAGGCTGTTTGCTTCTTTTGCGGGAGTGTTAGAAATTCTGTGTCATTCCAGTAATATACAAACAAAAAGGAATGACACATGTCCCAGCCCTTCGATTTCGATAAAGCGCTTAAGGCACTCCAGTCCGGTCAGGCATTAACCGGAAAAGACGGCATCTTAACGCCATTAATCAAACAGTTAACAGAAGCCGCTTTGACCGCTGAGCTTGACTCTCATCTGGCTCAGGATGTTACTGCCAACCGTAAAAATGGCTCCGGTAAAAAAACCATTAAGGCCCCGACTGGTAGTTTTGAACTGGCCACACCTCGCGATCGCAACGGCACTTTTGAGCCACATCTGGTGAAAAAGCATCAGACCACGCTTTCTGATGAGATCGAGCGCAAGATCATCCGCATGTTTGCACTGGGCATGAGCTACAAAGATATCAGCCAGGAAATTGAAGACCTTTACGCCTTCAGCGTTTCAAGTGCCACAATCAGCGCCGTCACCGATAAAGTTATTCCTGAGCTGAAACAATGGCAGCAGCGCCCGCTGGAAGCGGTCTACCCCTTCGTCTGGCTGGATGCTATCCACTATAAAATTCGGGAAGACGGACGCTACCAAAGCAAGGCTGTTTACACCGTTCTGGCGCTAAATCTGGAAGGCAAAAAAGAGATTTTAGGACTGTATCTGTCTGAAAATGAAGGGGCTAACTTCTGGCTGTCGGTACTGACTGACCTTCAGAATCGTGGTGTAAACGACATTCTGATTGCCTGCGTGGATGGCCTGACGGGGTTTCCGGAGGCGATCAACAGCATTTACCCGGACACCGAAGTTCAGCTCTGCGTGATCCATCAGATCCGTAACTCGATAAAATACGTGGCCTCAAAGCATCATAAAGCGTTTATGGCGGATCTGAAGCCGGTGTACCGGGCGGTATCAAAAGAGGCGGCAGAAACGGCGCTGGATGAGCTGGAGGAGAAATGGGGCCAGCAATACCCGGTCGTGCTCCAGTCATGGCGGAGAAAATGGGAAAATCTGTCGCATTACTTCCGGTATCCGGCGACGATCCGTAAAGTGATTTACACGACGAATGCCATAGAATCGGTCCACCGGCAATTCAGAAAACTGACGAAGACCAAAGGCGCATTCCCGAATGAAAACAGCCTGTTGAAGCTGCTTTATCTGGGTTTAATGAACGCACAGGAAAAATGGACAATGCCGATCCAGAGCTGGAATTTGACATTGTCGCAGCTGGCGATTTATTTTGAAGGTCGCCTCGATAAGGTGATTACGTTGTAATGATTTTTTAGCGTGACACAGAATTCTGAACGCTCTCTCTTTTGCAGAAAGCTCGTTGGTTTTCTTCTCTTGTTTGCCGATGAATTCACCTTCAAGCACTACCCTGTGGATGTACTCTACTGCTTGCGGTATCTGAGATGCATCAAGCTCTTCAATACTTTCCACATTGAAACGCTGATGAATCATTGCATAAGCTTCTGGGTACATTAGATGCTTTTTGCTGACCAGCATATTTACAGCATCACGAAGCGGAGTCCTGTCATCAACAGATGTTTTCTTACGTGCATTTTCTGCCTTTCCCTTTGTCCAGTAGTCATGCAGCACAGTAAAGCATTCTTCCTGGTACTGAATCAGTTTATCGCGGATGTCAGCACGAACTTTCTCAGGGTTGATGCTGAACAGCCATCCATTTAACTTCTTCAAAGGAAGGCAGAGTAGCTTACGAAGCTTACCATCAGCGGCAACCATATTCATATGAATACAGTTGAACTTATCTAGTTGTTTCATAAGTTTTTGTTGCTGAGTACCCCAGCTCATTCCGAGGTTTTCAACGATTGGCTTCATCGCAACATATGCAACTCCGGCAGCCATGGCGGTGATAATCTGCTGACCATTGAAAGGTACGTAAGAGGTGTTCACTGCTTCTAAAATTGCTATACTATTCATGTTGGTTTTTCTCCACGGATTTACCGACAACCGAAGCCCTGACTGTTACCGCAGTTGGGGCTTCACTGTTTTATGTTCACATCTAACATTGTTTTTCTAGAATTTAACTCTTTCCCCATCGCTTCAACGCAAAGAGATACACAACCACTACAGATAAATATCTCTGCTTTAGCGCGAATCAACATTGCACATTCATGCTGAGGCTTTCCGCAGAAGGAGCACTTAAAGCCATCTTCTTTATTCATATCGCCACCCCCTCTCTCTTCAGGCTGTCTATCAGGCGCTTGATAACCTCTGAGTTAAACGACCTGCACTCTTCCTTTGCCCTGCTACCGATAGCATCCTTTAACGACTGCGGCATCCTTACCAAAATCTTACTTATTTCTTTCTCCATGTTACCCTCCACACAAACAACTCTTTTCGAATACAAAAGATAGCAAAGTGAGTATATCTAGTCAAAATTTTTTTGCATACACTTTGATATCAAATTGAATACCAAAGGTGTGATATGGCAAAGGGTGTGTCAATTTCTCCAACTACGGTAAGAATCCCTGAATCTTTACGCGAGGCTCTTGCTGTCAGAGCATCAAAAAATGGTCGCTCTGTTAACTCCGAGATCGTCATGATTTTGCAAGCCGCGATTGATGAAGATAGGTCGCCAAAGTCAGTTGAGTCATTTGCTCAGCAAGAAGCTGACAAATTCAAAGAGGCGCTGCTTGAGACGCTGAGGAACATGCAAGAAAACAAAAAACCCACCTGAAGGTGGGTTTTATAATTAGATTTCTGGTTTTATTCTTCCAAAAACCTTTTCTATTCCTTTTTCGTATTCTTCTCTTGTCTCGCTCATCGCTGCGACACCAAGAAGCTTACCGATATGCTGACGCAAAGCCTTGACACCAATTTCAGAAAGGAACAGGTGCAACTTATCAGATTGTTTTCCGTTCTCGTCTCGGCTGGCTCGAATCTGTTCAAGGATTTTACCTTTACTCTTTGCTAGCGGAGTGTATATCTGCATGTTGGTTAGTTGCCCAAAACGAATTGGACGTCCTTTCTCTGGCCTGTTCAGGCCGTACAGTCGATACCACTCCTCATATAGCTCATCTGGAAATTCTTTTTCATACTGCCTCGCCTCTTCACGAACAAAGGCCTTGAAGGAATCAATAACCTCCTGTACTTCAGGTCGATATCCTGCAATAGCATAACCAAGTCCTTTAAGCCCTGCTTTCATTGATGCGGTAACAAGTCTTTGGGCAAGGCTGGCAGATTTTGATCTTGAAGGCGGTAGTGCGCCAGCTCGATCGGCATTAATCATTGCTGTGGCTATATCACCAATAAGGGCAATATCGTAACCGTGAGCCTCATCAGCGAGTGGATTTGGGGCTGAGTTTGGGACCGGACTTCTCCATTGAAAAATAAGAGGTTTTTTGAATTTTTCTAGCAGAAATGGATCAACAAAATCAGCCATATAATTCGTATTTAGAAAACGGTCTACATCCCTACCATGCTCACCGATTCCTAGTAATTTAGCCAGACCAGTTTTACTAACTACAACCGTTTTATCATTATCATCAAGTACGTAACATTCTGCATCAATGCCGAAATCATCAATGAAGTTACCCTTTCTGATCGCTCTTAGTGGCTTACCTTCCCATCGTTTTGCCGCTGCTTTCTTTGCTATTTCAGAACGCTGCTCTTTAGTCAGCGACTTTGCGCGAGCGATACCGCCCTTAGCTTTCCCTTCGCCACTTTTCTTTTCAGTCATAATGCAAGCACCTTTGTTGTGATGTATGCTTGCATTATATGCACTGTACACACATACAAGCAAGCATAAAACCAAAACAAAATGCTTGCATTACAACCGCGCTACTCCAACTACACATTATCATCTGGTATCCTGCGCAAAACTAAGGAGGTTGGTGTGTATACAACAGTTATCGTGATAGCTATCGCACTCATTGTGGTTCAGTACCAACTGGCATCTTTAAAGCAAAAGATATCTGACCTCAAGACTGAGAACGAAGTACTTAAAAACTCAATAAAAGATGAGAAGAGCAAACTATCATTCACTATATCTGATATTGAGCAATCCATTGAAATTATTGAAAATAATATTGACAGATTAAAAAAAGAAGATATTCATGAAATCAATGACAATATCAAGGATTTGAAAGCTTGGCTTAGGAATGTAGGGCAAATCGCCACATCAACACGAGATAAGCTCAATCCATCCATGGATGATTAATTACTCCTGTGCCATTCCGCTTAGCGATGCCACAATCCCAGTTCTCGCTAAACGCTGGAACTCTTCGTTTCCTAGTGCATCTCGTATTGCTTTTACGGCGGCTTTATTTGCCATAAATCTGCGTTCCGCCGCCGCTAATGCTTCTTTGCTTCCGCCAGCTCTTACTGCTTTTGTGGCTTCCTGAACGGCTTTCTCTATCGCATATCGACCACTACGAGTGGTGGCAATTTTAGATACTGCGCCTTTTAACCCAGCTCCAACTAAAGCGCCTGCGGCAGCACCTGCCCACCCTCCACCGGCCGCACCAACAATGGCACCTGATGTTGAGTTTGCAATTGCATTTAACACTGTTGATGTAACGTTGGATAAACCAGCGTCCAGATCGCGTAGTACATTGGCAGTTCTCCCTGTTCTTTCAATATACTGCTGAGGTTTCACCGCTGCTCTTGCAAGAGTGCCATATGCATCAGCAATTCTTCCAAGCTCTGAGGAATATCTGCTAATGGCTTTTACATTTTGTGGAGTAAGTATCCCTGCGATATGGTTAATGCCTGCTGCATCAGCTTTGCCACCACGTACACCATGTGAAATAGCATCCTGTAACATTGATGATATAGCAGGAACACGCTCTGATTCTGGTAGCGAGCGAATCATAGAATGGAACCCAGAAGGACCATTAAGCCCTTTAGCTGATGATGATTGAAGAGATTTTACTCCATTCGTAATCAGTGCATCTGTTGCCAAATCACGCCCAAAAACAGACTCTGCACTCTCCTGGGCAGATAACCTCGCTTTAGACAGATCATTGGCTTTTTTCCAGTCATCAAGAAAGCCGCCATTTTCCGCCATTGTGCGCATATCATCAGTAATTGCTCGGCGTATTTCCCCGGCCCTCCTTGCCGCATTTGCCTCTCCGCTACGCTTATATTTTTGCTCCGCATCAGCAAATTTAGCTCTCCATGCTTTCATTCCATCAAATGTTACTCCACCTTGATTGTTTGCCTGAACAAACTGTTTCATTTCAGGAGTAAGCGGTATGCCAGCAGATCGCTCTGCCTGAATAACGGAATTGCCATTTGGCATTCTTGCTTTTTGATGTGGCATTGTTGACCGCACATCATCCCATGCCGCGCGCTCGGCATCCTTCATCTGATCAAGATTTTGAAGAACCCTTTGTTTTATCGCTGCACTTTTTTCTGATGCTGTTCCAGATGCAGCCCCAAATTCATCAAGGTTTCGACTTAACTTTGAGGATATTTCGTTAAATGCTGCCTGATGTGCATCCTGAACAATTCCTGGTGTTGATGCTAAGGCACCTTCGGCTTGTGCAATGCCACGACTTCCAGATCGCATTCCTGGTGTTAATGCATTCATATCAATTCCAGCAGACTCAGCAGCTTTTGCTACATCTTCAGACACATTAGCGGCCTGACTGGCAATTGACTGACGCCCAGGACCTGACTTTGCCATCATGGAAACATCATTAGCCGAATTCAGTGCTGCACCACCAAGAGCTTGTGAAACTCTTGGCGCAATAACGCGCCCGACACCTGAAAGAACGCCTTGAGCACCGATATTGATACCACCGTTGATAGCAGCATTTTGTGCAAAATCGCCCTCCTGATTTGCAGCATCAGCAAGAGATCCTGCAATCATGTTTCCTGCGGAACCTATATCTACAGCGAGCTTTGCGGGCGTTCCAGCAACTTTTGCCGCTGTACCAATTGGCAGAAGATACCCTCCAATTGTTTCCCCTGCCCGTGCGAAAGGGTCTGTTGGTCGATCAACTGGGCGGTATACATCATCCAGCACTTTCGGGCCACCCAATCCTTGGCTGATTGCGTTAATCAGGCTGGCGCCACCCTGTAACACGTCGAATGGGATGTTCACCAGACCACGCCCAGCCTGCTCTGCAATCTGACCAGCAGATTGATCGCCAATTAGCCAGTCTGTCCCTTTCTGCACAAGAGACTTTTCTGGAGTCTGTTCGTCAAGCACAAAACCATCAGGAAGCTGTGAGTTATCAGGCTGAATATCGAGAACAAAGCCTTCGGGTAAACCTACATCGGTTGCCATTGTCCGTTCCTGTAAATGAGTTTCTGACCAGTTTTAGGGTTCGTAGCCGTTGCGCCTTCTGATATTCCACTTGGCGCAGCTTTTGTCTTCCCATTACCGCCATGTGGTGTAGACTGCGCTGGGACATCATCAAATAGCTTCGCCTTCCTTCCTCCTAGGCTTTTTTTCAGCCCCTGAGGAATGGTATCTCCATACGTATCCAGATATTCATCTACCTGCTGGTTAAACTGCTGACCCATAGCGTTGGCGTTAATTTTCGCCGCGTTAACAATGTTATCCCTCGCCTCCTGCGACAAGCCGTTCCCTGCATTAAGTTGATCTACATATCCTTTCATCTGCCCCCATATGCCATCAGAACGCATGACCTGAACCTGTTCGCCTTCGCGAACAACTGACTGAGGGTCGAGAGACTTCATGTAATTGAAGATAATTCCAAGCTGAGCGGCACCGGTATTTACCTTACTAAGCGCTTGTAGGGAATTTGCTGCTGATTTGACGGCATTATAATTTTTGCCAAAGCTGGTAATGTCGGAGTTTAACCCCTTGATTAAGTCTGCTGATGGCTTTCCCTTTTGCCCCATTTCCATTAGCTTCAATCCCATATCATCTGAATGCATTTGTGCCCGCTGAGCCCTGTCTAGTTGAGCATTCTGGATGTTTGCCCACCCTCTGGAGTTCTCCATATCAGCCTGACGCACACTTTCGTTCAGCCTCCCCTGCTCAAGCTGGCGTCCAACCATCTTGTCCTGAACAGCAAACGCCTTTTCGGGTCCAAGCGCACCGAGAGACATCGTAGTCAGCATGTGTGATAGCTGTTCTGGGTTCTGTACCCCAGTCTGTATCATCCAGTCCGGATTAGCGCCAACACGGTTTAACCTGTCCTTGTTATCAGTAATGAATTTACTGTAGGCTTCCGGCCCCTGAGAAAGAGCGACGTTAGCCCTCATAGATAAATCGCCCATATCGTTACGCTGCTGCTCATTAAGACCGGAAAACGCCTGTTGTGCCTGTGCAACAAACGCTGGATTTTCCTGCGCGAACTTGATGAGTCCTGAATTGTCACCAGTAGCCCATGCGTTGGCATGAACCTGGTTGAATGCGTTTAGCGCTTTCTGTTGCTGTTCCTGTTTATAAATATCAGCAACGCCAGCCAGACCACGCAGCCCTGTTAAAGCCACATTATTAGCGCCTGAACGGGATAAATCATTGTTCTCGCGAATCAGACCCAGCGTTGCGTTAATATCTCTTGCTTTTGGTGCGTTTTCATTTTGTGCGCCAATTCCAGCCAGAAAACCACCAGAATTAATGCTCTGCTGCCACGTAGCCATTGATTACCCCTTAAAACAAAGAACCAAGCAGACCAATGCCACCACCGATAGCCGCTCCCCATGGGGTTGACATTGACAAAGCATTGGCTATTCCACCGCCTAACAATGCACCGGAGGCAGCACCACCAACAGCAGATTGCATAACTGATGGCCTGTTGGCATTTGCCGCTGCGAGAGCTGCATTCTGTTGTGAAATCTGGCTCATGTTATTGGCATATGTCTGTCCGGCGTTTGCCTGCCCCTGAAGCGCTCCAAGGCCAATGTTTGCAAGGTTCTGATAGTTATTCATCTGACCTGACAGCCATTGCTGACCAAGTGTTGGGGCGATTGCTGCAAGCTGGTTACTGGTCGCTGTAGAACCCAGGCCACCTGTTGCTTCTGCCGCTGCCAGATTCTGATAGCGAGCCTGCCCCGCAAGGTCCTGGTATTGTTGGGAGTTATAGTAATTATTAAGCGCCTGCCCCTGACCTTCGAGAGACGATAAACCTTCAAGACTGCCGATATACTTATCTGCGAGAGGAGTAAACGGCTTCAGGTTGTTCATGATGGTGTTGAACTGCTGGTTTTGCAGGTCGGCGGCATACTTTTGCGCATTGGCAGCGGCCTTTGCCCCACCATCTGAGCCGCCCTTACCGCCTTTCAGGTACAGACGATTCTCGAGATGTTTACTCGCTATTTGAAAAATTAGCATGTTGTTACCTATCGTGAATGACGGGAGAGGAATTCCTGGATTTCTTCGCGGGTAGCGCTATAAAAGGTGACGTCATCTACACCTTTGAAGTATTTCTTGATAGTTCCGACACGCTTAAGGCCAATCATTGCGCAGTACATCTGCCCGTGGCGGAATTTGCGTGCAGCAAATGATGTAACGCACTGAACGGTGGTATTGGTGAGAATGTATCGCCAGAACGTCAGCCCGATTTCCTTACTGAATCCGCGAATCTCAGGCAGGTACATGGCGTGGCAGTCAAAGGTCAGCGGCTGAATCTCGTTGTAATACACGATGCCACCGAACTGACCATGTACGTTCACTTCGAAATAGCGGTACTCAGGCTTGTAGTCGTATCCGTCACCGTTGTTACTCCCGGCGATGATGTCGGGATGGTTGCCGACCGTTTCTATCAGGTCGATGTTGCGTGTTGGAATGAATGTAATCATTAATCAATCAACCCATGTGCACGCAAGGCGTCTTCCAAAGCCTTAGTGCGCCGACGCTCAGCAATTAGAGCATTGGCTATAGCCTGGATTTCAGATTGCGTGTAAGTATCGCTAACGGTGAATGTCAGGTCAGCATTGAATACGCCTTTATTCGCCGTACCTGTTGCCGCGGTCCATCCAGTCTGGCGAGCGCCAACAACTTTTGTACCGTTAACAGAATAACTTCCTGATACGCTAAGGGATGAGGTAAGAGTTTGAGTTCCTGTTCTGCTGAGTGAAACATAATCAACGATTATCTCTGATACCTTACCGTCGATATCCTGAACTTTTATTTTCAGTCCGTTAACATCATTCTCTATTTCAAGAAGCTTTACTTTTATTCCTGAAATATCCTCTTCTGTTTTTGCAATTCTTTTTTCGTGCTCATCAAGAATTACATCCTGCTCATCATTTTTAACCTGTGCGTCGTAAGCGCCACTCCCTGCCTCATTTGCCTTGCCTGCAATAGCACCAACGTCAGCTCCCTGCGCGATTACATAGAGCAAATAAGACTGGCCAAAGACGTTACGGGGAAGAATTGAAGCATCAATGCGTGTAGCCTGAACCACGACAGGCTTATTAAGACTGGAATCAGCCATTCACATGCCTCCACGATTTACCAGACTGGATATTGTGAATCACCGTCTGACTGACACAATATTTTTTAGCAAGCTCTCTTTGATTAACTCCCTTTGATTTCTTTATTTCTATTACTTGCTCATATGAAAGCTTTGAAATTGGATTATTTTCTCCTTTTAAAGCCGGAAACTTCACCCTACCTTGAGATGAGCAATGCTTCATATTCTCCTTTTGAGTACACCACTCTAAATTCGAAGCATTATTATTTTTTGGGTTGTTATCTATGTGATTTATGAACGGCTTGCCTTCTGGATTGGGGACGAAAGCAAGAGCGACAAGCCTATGCACAAGCCATTTTACTTTAATGCCATCAACACTAAGTGGCAAATATAGATAGCCTTTATTATTCTCGTGTTGTTTTAGCCACCTCCCCTTTCTGAGTTGCGTACTGCCATACGCAGCCTTAACAACACGAGAGTGAGAGTACACTCGCCCATCCTCTGTTACGGCATATAAACCTTCATATCCAGGAATATCTTTTGCGTTTTCACTTAACATATCTACTCCTTTAGTTTCGATTTATGTTGTACGAATAGACAGGCCGGATAATGTAACCGGACCTTTTGCGATAACTCTGAATTTAAAACCGATGAGGCGTCTAACTCGACCAACCTTTCGCCATAAAACGCGATTGTCATATACAAATGGTTTTTGTAATACGACCATTTGCTCACGACCGTAATTAATTCCATCTGTAGTGGCTGATATAAATATTCTATCTATTCTATCACATACTCCGCCAGATGTTTCTAATTCAAGGTCATTTATTAAGACGTTATCTGCCTTTATTAAAGGAGAATATAAAATATGTTCTTGTTGTTTTTCGTATTGTGAAGATATGTCGAATTGCAATTGTCCTGTCACTGCTTCTGATTTATCGCCGCACGTTATCTGGTTGCCTTCGTACATGAAGTCGATGGCGCGATAAACATCGTCGTATAAACCTGTTTTCAGTACGCACCATTGCGGCCCGTTCTGGCTTGATGAGGCATCGTAAACCAGCACATGACGCGGGAGATGGATAATCAGCAATTCATGAGCATCAAACCGCAACGATTCCATCACGCCATCAGCCAGTTCATCAGCAGTGTAGGAGCGTAGTATTTTCTCAATGCTCGCGCTGGCGATTGGTGACACCTGGCCGGAGCCGATGATGTATACAGACGGCGCACCCGTTGCCGGATTGCTGATGAACGCATACGAATCAGCGAATGGCGTTTTGCAGTAAGTCCCGGCAATGCCTTTCTGCACCATCAGCGATGGCTGGGCGACATACAAAGCAGCACCAACTGTGGTTGCACCAGTCAGGGAGAAATATTCAATCGTCGATGAACCAAAGCAGACGATGAAGTCTCGCCATGTTCCGATGCCAATGATGCCGTCAGGCTGAGACTCGGCACGATATTGTGCGCTGTAACGGTCAGGATGCGATTCGTCTTCAAGGTCAGTGATGAACCATGAATCAGTACCGTCTTTTGACCACGCATAACGGCCACGTAAGCGCGTAATGTCGCTGACTGAGCCTAACTCATACTGCGTGAATCCGCTGTCTGCAGGCCAGTTTGAGACGGTTTTAACCGTGCCATCATAGCGATACTCGACCAGTTGACCATTAACGCCTACCGCCTGTGATGTCCTACCATGTGCCATTGATACGCGACCACTTCCGGCAACATCACCGACCTCACTTTCTCCTTTGTACAGTTTGCCACCACACACGCGATAAACAGCACTCTGCGCCATGTTGTACTCGACGCCGCGCGATACGCCGTTCACATCAGAGCGTTTGGCAATGCCCGGGAATGAGCGAAGATATCCGCTGCTGTTAAGGATTTCTTTGGGTGTAGCCAACATATTCACTGGCAGATAGTCGATATAGTCGGCGTTCTTGAAGTCTTTACCCATTCCCTTCATCATGGGGAGTTGTTGAATCGGCATTCTGCTCTCCGGGGAAATAATGCCATTCGTTCAGATTGGCGAAACTGTTTCCACTGCCTGTCGGCATGCGTGACGGGTAAGGCGCTCGTTTGGCTCTGGAAATGGCGGTTTGCTTATAGAGAAGCTCTTTTCCGTATTTAGCAGTGGCGATAATTTTGGCAGTAGCCTCAAGCGCATAATCAGGAGCAATGCGGCAGGCCAGATTATGGAATACGGCGCTGACTGCACTGGAGCGAAGGCCATGGTCGTCACCTTCAGCAGGAGGATTGTCATCATCTGAGAATACATAGCCGGTAATGATGCCTTTCCCGTCCTGATACCACTCCGCCATCATCGCTTCCAGATCATCAACGGCATCCTGCATAGACTGAGGTTCGACATCGGTAAGGGTTGCATCTGATGCCACGCCCAACTTACGAAGCGCAGCCCTGACCAGATCGCCTTTAGTCTTTATCTGCATCGCTTACCGCCTTAGGCTTGCGGCCTTTGCGTGGCTTAACATCATCTGCTTCCACGGGCAGCAGCTTTGATGGATGATCAAGCCAGCCATCTTTGACATATTCCGGAAGTTCGCTGGAGTCGATGACCTTCATCTGAGCCATGACGCCCCATACCATGATGCTTCCACCGGGCTTATAGATTGCTATTTTCATAGCCACTCCATAAAGAAAGGGGCCGCAGCCCCTGTTAGTTACGCAGTCTGACCAGGCAGGCCAACACCGATTGCTTCCGGTCGTGTCGCGTTTACGCCGTACCACAGCGCAATACGGCACAGGCCGGACAGGGTGGAAATATCACCCTGCGTAGCGAAGATACCGTTAAGGCCGACATCCGGGATGCTGAATGAGGTAGTTTTCATGCCTGCAAACAGTTCGTGGTTGGCCGGAATAGGCTGAGACACAATACGGATGGCGTCATCAGCCCAGAACACGTTGGTGCGAGCATCCTTAACGTTCAGGATGTTCACCGCCATCGCATCAGCCAGCGAGGTGTTAACGTTGGCGTATGCCCGTTGCTCAGGAGAAAGAGAAACATCATCCAGTGCTACAGGCTTCGGCGTGATTTCAACGTGAGTACCATCAACAACGCGAACTACGGAGAAAGTCGCGTCCTGCGCCAGTACGTTCTTAGCCATCTGACCAAGGAACTTCACGCCAGCAAACGAAATTTTGTCGCCGCGTTTCAGGCCGGTAGTTGCAGACAGGGTGACGGTAGCAAAACGGTTATCAACGTTAACTTTGTTGCCATCGTTATCCAGTTGCCATGCGACAGGCTTGAAGGACTGCGCACCGGATACAGTGATGTCAGTTGCGGTGGATTTGGTCAGCACAGGAAGTTTCGGAGAGCGCAGGACATCATCGAAGCCTGCAACCTGCCGCTGAATGGTGCCATCTCGGTATGCTTCTTCAGGAATACGCCCGAAGATGTCACGCTTGGTCAGGTCGTAACCCGCTTTTTTGTAGTCCTGAGGGTTGAAGAAGTACGATGTACCCATGTCGCGGTTAAGTTCGCGGGAGAACATGATTTCTTCTGCGTCGGCCACAAAGTTCCAGGCGTCTGCGGTATTAGTGCCGATGGCATCAGGGGAGGTGATAACCAGCGAACCCATCTCGGCGGCCATGTTTGCGACTTTCAACTCAACGTTGTTCGCCAGCTTGCGAGCGGCAGACTGGATGCGGCGACGATACGCAGTTTCGTCTCGCAAGTCATCAGCACGCAACTGGAAGAAGTCGTTATCCGGCTCTCCCATGTTTACCGCGACGTTAAGTTCCAGTAACCCTGTCGCTTTATCAGTTAAATCCCAGCCCTCCTGAGTGGGTGACTCTTGCTCTACAGGCATCCAGATGGTATTGCTGGAGCGCTGCATAGGAGCAGCAGGCGGGGTGTATTTCTTGGCTTTCTGCGCCATTGGAGTGATTGCGGAGATGGTTTCGATGATTTCATCTACCGCCAGTGTAACAATTTGACCTTCGTTCAAAGCCATTATCGGATTCCTTTAAGTTTTGCCTTTAGCTTGCGGTAGGTTTCCACATCTCCCTTGCTCGCAGCCGCATCCATCTGTTTACGAATGGCATCTTTATTTGCTGCGCTGACATCACCGGTAATCGGCTGGTCAGCAGGGGGAGCGGAAGAGATTTGTTTACCGCGAGGCTTGAGAGTTAAGCGTTCGGATAGTCGAGTGAGTTCAATCAGCGCGGACTGCCCATCCATCGCCAGTAACTGGCGGGCTTTCTCCGGGTTTGCACCCAGGTGATACATGAGCGCGGCGGACTTCTCCGGGAACAGGCGCATAATGTCGGCCCCAACCGCAGGCGGAACCAGTTGCATAAATGCGTCTTCTTTCTCCTGATAGTCAGGGATATTGAGCTTTTCCGCCGCGTCGTAATGTTTGCGGGCAGCTTCGACGTATTGCGCTGATTGCTGGGTAAACTCCTGAGTCTTGCGCCCCTGTTCTGCTACGGCATTGCTGCGGGCGTCCTGCGCTTTCATTAGCCATTCGGTATTAGCAGCATTGAAAGCGGCAAGCGCACGGCTGTTGTCGTAGTTATATTTAGCCAGGCCTTCTTCTGACAGATAGGCGTTAATGTCTGGCTGAGGAGGAAGGTCAGGGTTTACCCGTAAACTCTCCGGCAATTCTCCGCGTTTAACTGCCTCCATCTGCTGCTCAAGCTCGCGCTGTCGTTTGCGCTCGATGCGGCGGCGGGCGAATTCTGCGTTCTTTGCCGGGTCTTGTTTTGGTGCTGTCTCATCGTCCTTCAGGACAATCTCAAAGCCCTCTTCCTGACCTGCATTGTCGTTGGCATTATCGACAACTAAGCTATCAGCAGATGCCGCTGCATGATCGCCGGACAGGGTTAAGTCTTCAGTTGCCTGAATTTCGGTGGTTGGTTCCATGATTAACTCTCTCTTATTGAGGTGTCTCGGCTACACTGCCGGAAGGTTGATTTTGTCTCTGCGATTGCAGGATGTTGGCAATGTCCATTCGCTGCTTGTGCGTCTGTTCATCGCCTTTAAGGAGTAACTCAGCATTTGCGCGAGCGTCTTCGCTGCGGTCCTGCTGGAATGAAGCAACAGTTTTAAGGAACTCTCTAAACTCGGACTGTTTATTGAGATCCATGTTGTTGAATATTTCTGCGATTTTCGCAGCGTTAAGTTGGTTTTGAGCTTCGACTTTAGCCGCGTCGATTTGAAGAGATAGCGTCTGATTCTGCGCTTTAGCCAGTTCAGCCTGCCCCTGCAGGAGTACGCCCTGAGCCTGAACCATTGCCGGGTCTTGCTGGCCTTGTTTGGCTTGTTGCGCCTCTACTAACCATTGCTGCTCTTCAGGCGTTTCTGGCTTCTTAACACCCATCTGAATGAGTTGCTTGTTAGCATAGTCACGCATCATCTCAACGCCCTTACCATCAAGCAGGGTGAAGTACTGGAGTAACAACAGTTGATATTCCGGCGTCCCCTGTGGCGTCTTGCCGAGCAACTCAAGAATTTCTGCGCGGTTTTGTTGCTTCATGGACTGGAACGATGGACCAACATCCGTGTAGCACTCATAGCGCCCCCTGATATCGTTCAGTACCTGGCGCTCACCAGTGGAAAGGTCAACAATTTCAGCCATTAGCTGAACATCTTTCTCGCTGCCATCCTCAAGCGTGATCGTCACATTGCGCGGCACGTCATAGATGTCATTAACTATCGACTGGTAAATCTCACCGTCACGGCGCATAGCGGTAGCCAGGTTGTCCTGAAATACATATGTCTCCATGTCGGATCGCATGTTCAACTGGTTAACTGTGTCGAATGCCACCTGACCGCCGTTTACTGCTTCCGCATCAACGCCGAGCGTCGCTACCTCTTTCACTGCTGCGGTGGCTGCTTCCAGCATGTAGGCGTTGGCCTGCGGTACTTCCGGGTTTTCGTAATATGCCAGCGGCTGAGTTGGTAAGTCTCCACTATTTTCGTCAGTGCGATTGAGCAGGTAGTATGGGTAATCGTCGTTACCGTCATACATATGCTCAAAGCCTGCAATCTGCTCAGGCCAGAAGAATGGCTTCTTCTTCGGTGTACGGGCAACGATATCAGCGTTGAATGACATAATCATATTGCGCAGACGCTGACCGTCTTTTGTCAGGCGGACGACACCCTCATACACTTCTTTATCTTCAACGAAGCCCCACTCTCCGAATACCGGAACAATGGGGATATGTTCGCCAGCAATGAGTTGCTTGTCTTTCAGTACTGCGGTGCAGGTGATAATCGATTTGTATACCCGGCGACGCTTAATCTGGCGCTCTGCAATTTTGATAAATCCATTATCAGCCAGGTCGTCGATGACGTCTTTAATATCGCGCTTAAAGTAGCTTACCGGCTCACCCGTAACTGGGTCTTGGTAGATATACGCCGTCTCTTTCTTCTCGACCACTTCGTAAAACTCAGCGATCTGAATTGTGTCCTGCGTCAGCCATGGAAATACCCAATCGTTGGGGTTCTGGAATGATGGAATATCATCAGCGTCAAGGTCGTATTTTTCTGCGAAATCCTCCCAGCCATTCTGACTCATCGAGTGGATAACTGTGCAGTGACGGGCGTCAGACTTATCCATCAGTTTGCTGTTGCTGTCCCAGATAACATGGGAACAGGCACTATGGATAGGCTCTCGACGGATAACCTGATTGTTGCTCGTTGGACTTTGGTCTTCGTAGTCAGTGACCAGACGCCACGCACCTACACCTGCTTCAATCTGCTCACGAACAGCGACGTTGACCGCGATTTTTGCCGTATTGTGTCGCATGTCTGTGCGATACATGCCCATCAGCACATCAGCAGCGTCAGGACTTGCTCCATCCTTTGGACGATACAGAACATCAATAGGGTTCTGACGCATCTCAGAAACGAGTTTGCGCACCACAGGACTTACTACATCGAACTGCCCGCGATACTGCAGGGTTGTGTATTGTGATAGCCAGTCATCCCATTGGCTGATCCGACTAAAGAACAGGTCGTTCTTTGCCTCCCTTCTGGCTTCATCGCTGGCTGTCCAGTCCGCATCAAAGCGCGACAGGATACTCTCCAGCCTGTTTTCATTGTCGGCCATTATCGTCCTCTGCGTACTGGTCTAATAGGTGCGGGGATTTTCTTTTCTTTGATTGTCCCGATGTCGCCATATCGCCTGGCGAAGCGGCGCATCATGTAGGCGTAACGTGTAGCGTCAAGTAAGTCATCTCTGGTCTTAACAATGCGTCCTCGCTCGTCACGATGGTAGAAGTTGAACTCCTCGAACCAGTCACGAAGTCCGGCGAACACCTTGAACCGACCAGTGCTCATCAGGTCGTGGAGCTCGAAAAGCCCTGGCTCTACCGAGCGCGAGCCATCAGGCCATTGCGCAGGCTCGGGGAGCATCAGGAATCCAGCGTCCTTGTAATACTCTCTCTGCTGTAGGCCACTTCCCTTCTCTGTCTGCAATCCATCCTGAGGCCATGCCGTTGGAACCTTGTTAGCCCATGCTTTTGTAGCTCCCCATGCTTCTGCTGGAGATGTCTTGCTAGCCTTCCATGCCTTAGTGACGTAGAAGGTTTCCGTTTCCATGTCGATAGCCAGTTGGACACGGCTTTGCGGGTGGTCCCAGCCGAAGTCCATACCGTCGATAACCATGTAATGCTTAGGTATAGGGAATGGTTCACATGTGATCATGTCTTCGCTGAAATCGAATATGCGACCGTGTCCAAGCATAGGGATGCCTTTAGTACGCATGTCTCTCTGGTGAGTAGGGAATGACTCAAGTAGGCTTTTCTTAGTTTCTTCGGTGAGGTGAGGCGCATCGTCCCAGCCTACATTCATGCAAAACTGCGAATCAGCAGGAGTGTCGAGCAATTGGATTACCAGCTCCGTACGTCCGTTTTCCGGGGTGAATGTCAGAATGCCGCGACCGCCATTCCCCCGATCACCGGTTGCAGTTCGGGTTAATACCTGAGGGTAGATGGTCGGATCTTCTGGTTCTTCATCGATGTGAAACCAGTCGATGTCATCACCCATCAGTGCGTGCTGACCCTGTGTGTATGACCAGAACTGTATTTTGCTCAGATCACCACTGCTGTGGCGGATGTAAGCAGAACGAACAGCATTTGGCGTACCTGTCATTGGCTCAGTAGAGACAATTCTCTCAGGTGGTATTAATCCGCCAGTAAATTCACCATTTACCTTCTTGCCGATGATTGCAGCCTGGAGTAAGTCACGACACTTCTCACCAGAGTAACCAAGACACCACATCAGCGGCGCGTGGTCGAAGCGGTGCCCTGTCCAGCCATCTGGATATTCACCAAGCAAGTGAACGGCGTCGATGTAGGTTGCTGTGTCTGTCTTGCCCACTCGGTTAGCCGCAATCAAAGCGCACTGACGATATTCTGCTGTGGCAGAAATGAACTTACGCTGCCATTCGTATCGGGTTTCGTAATAGCCACGGTAGCGATAGACAAACTCTCTACGCTTCTTTTCTTCCAGGAGTTTTACCAGCTCAATCTTCTGCTCCCGACTGAGATTGTGCATTTGTAAGCTCCATTAATCGGCGGTCAAGCTCTTCATCAGACAGGTCGGTGATAGTTATCTTCTGCTCGTGCTGGATGTGATCGCCATACTTCTTCGGCATTATCTTGGACAGATACCACTTCCGGGTATCGATTCGCAGCTTAGAGCGCTGGACATGCTCACCATTAAGCTGATAGCCAATGGCTTCGCCATCTTTATCCAACTTCTCCATCCAGTCATTCGTTCCGTCATCTGCGATATCGAATAGCTCTTCTGCTATGGCTTCTGCACCTTCTTCTTTCGCTCGCACGTATTGGGCACGAAATGACTCATTGCGAGCCAGCCAGCGCAATACAGCTTGCTTTGATGGCATCCCATCATCCCTACAGACAGAGCGTAACGATTCACCCTCTGCAAGTCTTAGGCAGATGATTTCGGCAAGCTCTTCTGTGTAATCAGATGGGCGACCAATTTTCTTCTCTACAGCCGCCATATCATTTCCTTGTTAACTTCCTGCGGTAGTTGCGATAGTCACGTTAGACGAACCATTAAAGGACGTTGAACCTGTGACCGCTCCGGTTAGTGTGATAGTGCGAGCAGTAGATAGCTTATCCGCTGTCTCTGCATTCGTTACTGAACCGCTTGCAGAAGTGTACTTAGCTTCAAATGCTGTCTTGCTCATATAGAGCAGCTCGCCGTACTGGCTTCGGAACATATATCCACCAACCTCCGGCTTGAATACAGCAACTGTTTGCGCTGACATGTACTGGTCAGCATAAGGACCGACGAATTCTACGTTTGCACTTCCGTCATTAGCGTATTTGATAGCTTTAATCGGAAGAGCAGACACATATACACCTTCAGCATCTTTGTAGAGAGGCCACGATGGCGTGAAATTTGGATTTGCCATGCTTATGCTCCGGTAGTGAACAGGTCTAACGCTTCCTTCGATTTGCGCACCGCTTCGATAGTGCGGGTCGTGATATCAGAATTAGCGCCACCCGACTGGAAGTGAATTTTGAATAACTCAAGCTTCAGTTCGTCAGTACCAATGAATTGAAATGCTTCCTCTGCGGCTGCATTCTGGTTCATGACCAGTTTGTAAATCTCTAACTGGAATTTCTGTTCTTCAGTCATGGTAATAATCTCTGCCATTGTTTTGGCTCCGGTTGTTGGAATAAGCCATTGTCGAGGCCACTCATTGAATGGTCTCTGCAATAACCGATGTCTCTCCATCAGTCCGCCACCACAAAGAATCTTTTTTGCCATAAGGCAGGAGGTTCATCTTTCAGTGGCTGCCAGTGTTATTTCCCCACTTACTGGCTTGGGTTATGTCGCGGTGCTGCCGTTAACTGGTGACCTGGAATAAATTCCGGTTTCATTATCAAGCCCACCCGTAGATGGGCTTTGTAATGGCCATCACTCGGTAAAAATAAGTTTTGGCTGCGTCAGCGAGAGGATCTGTTCAAATTCCAGCGCAAGCAGTTTTTTTTCTCGCTTGCGCGCATTCATCATCTTGCTACCGATGCGGGCCTTCACTTCTGACTTGGCGACCTTTAACGCATGGCGATGCTGGGCCTGCTCACCCATCTCCTGCCAGCGAGTCAACTGGTCCGCCATCCAGTTAAACGCCTGAATGTATCGCACCTTGATTAGCGTGGCCGCCGCACCAGTGAAGCCCATGACGACCAACATGTAACCGTCTTTTGTCAGTTTGAACATTGGCTGCGCTTCGCCATTTTTATCAATAAAATCAGCCTCCTCAAAATTGAGGGCGGCAAATTCTGGAGGGCATTCTGACTTAACCTGTCTAATTTTTCTCAGCACGTTATCATGCCGTTTTCCGAAGTAATCAGCGATCTTCTGACTGGTCGTGAACGCCTTTCCTTGGATAGCCATCACCATCTTAGAGAAGTCGAACTCCTGGACCAACACTGCTTCTTTCATAGCGTTTTACCTACTCTTTGAAATGAACCGTTGCCGCACAGGAAGTCAACCCACCGAGGCTCGCCAGCACTAACTGACATCCTCAACGGCTCATTCCAAAGGGTCTGGTTCGGTGGTTATTGTGCGCTGCGGTGCGCGGTGAAATTTGGGTATAAAAAAGCCCGACCGAAGTCAGGCTGTTCTGTTTATTGGGTGACGAATCACTTCAGGCACTGAGTCCTGACATACTCCTGCAGGTAGTTAACCTGCGCGGTCATCTTGTCGATTCCACTTCGGAGACGGTAATAATTGAGTTCAGCATCTGCTGTAAGTCCTGGGCTTTCGCCATCGCCCATGCCGCTGGCTCCGGTCGTTGACTTTGCACAGGTGGCGGCGACTTGCAGGCGCTTACGCCCAGCAGAAACATCAGCGCGGAGACTTTCGATAGTCGCGTTAGCATCAGCAAGCTCCTTTGTGTATCTGGCATCGAGTTCTGCTACATCACGTTGACGTTTCTGAATATCAGCGATGATGGATGTGGCTTTATCGCGCTGGTCTTTGTAGGTGATGGCGTTATCACGATAATGATTAACAGCCCATGACAGGCAGACGATGATGCAGATAATGACAGACGCAATAATTGCCTTAATACGACTCACGATAAGAACAGCGCTCTTTCTCGCCGCCTCCGAGGAAGGAGAATATCATGGTCTTTACCAGCTTTTTTCCATAACAGGAAAGCATCTGCTGCTGCCTGGTAATTCTTTAAATTCAATTGGCGCAGAACGGTAGAGCCGGCAAATGCTGATTTACCTATGTTGAATATCAGGCTACATAGCGCATCATACTGGTTCTGATTTAGCGGGACGCGAACAAGACTGCTTATCGCATCTTCAACCCACTGCAAATCCTCTTTGAGTAACTCAGAAGATTTTTCGGCTGTGATTGTCATCCCTGATACGACAGGATTACCATCCACTTTCCCCGTATGACCAACCCCAATGGTTGGTATCCCCCTGCTATCTGAATAGGCTTTTAGTCTCTCGCCTTCTTCACGTTTTAATCTGGTGATTCCGTTACTGCTGATTTGCATCATCGACTCCGGCTTTTTTAGCAGCGAAGCGTTTGATTAGCGAACCAATCGAGTCTGTGCCGATGTAGCCGATAAATACACTCGCTATGTAAGCAAGATTGCTACTCAGTCCGGCGAAGACTAAAAGGTCACGAATGAACCAGGCGATAATGGCGCACATCGTTGCGTCTATTAGTGTTTTCTTAAACGCACCGCCATTATACCGACCGCGAAGGTACGCCATTGCAAACGCAAGGATTGCCCCGATGCCCTGTTCCTTTGCCGCCATCATGGCGGTTAACAGATCATGTTTTTCTGGCATCTTTTTCATGTCTTACCTCACGACCGTGAGGATTTGTTCAATGTTATGAATTGGTTGATATTGGAAAGAACAAATCCAGGATACAGTGATTAGTAATCAGATTTGTTCGTGACCGATATGCACGGGCAAAACGGCAGGAGGCTGTTAGCGAGTCTCTTGCCGCCCGCTTTCACGAAGGTCATGTGTAGAAGGCCGCAGCGTTACTATCACTGATGAATTCAGGATAGCCAGTGGCTACGGCTCAGTTATGGTGCTGGTTAACGGACTTGAACCGCTATCCATTCGCTTACAAGGCGACTGCTCTACCATTGGAGCTAAACCAGCATATTTGGCGGGACAGCGTGGACTCGAACCAAGATAAGAAGGTTAACAGCCTTCCGTAATGACCTTTATACGACTGACCCAAATAAAAAAGCCACCGTTGCAACTTAAGAGTCACTAACGGCAGCTTACCCTCTAATTATGGCTAAATGGCTAATTGCATGTCAAGGCTTTTAACAGCAACATGCTTAACTTTCTCAACACGTTTACGCATTTTGAAAGCATTTTGCATTGGTTGGTACAAAACAAATAACGACGCTTTCAGGATGTCGTCAATTTCGTTTCTACAGGTTGCCAGTGAAGGCTTTCTCCATCCCTCGCCACCACGTCCACACATCTTGCGTGGCTTTGCAGTCGCGTGATAGTAGGATGCAATTGCTCGCTTAGATGAACCATGAGCGTAGTAGCTGAGGAGGATGCCAAAGGCTTTCTTGTCAATGTACATGACGGAATCTACGACCTGAGAAATCAACATTCCGTCATCGTCATTACACATTGGCCTTGTCATCACTCGTGATGGATCAACTCTTTCCATGAACTGCGCTATAACGCTACTCATACGTTTTTCCAGCCTACCTGAATAAACCCATGCCCCCCATAGCTCAAGCCACCCATTAAGCCAGTCATGCTGCTCTTTAGTGAGGTTCAATTCTCGTATACTCATGCAGCATCGCCTCCCGCTGGCTTGTTCAATCCAACCCGGTTCACCAGTTCACGCTCTCGCTCATGCAGATAATCCATCGCCTTCTGGTGTTGCTCCGTCATCTCTCTGACGCTGCGTAATTCAGCCTCATCACGTTCACGCTGCTGTTTCGCCTGGTTAATGCTGGTTACGGTCATAGACACCTCTCCCGCCCTGATGAATCATTAAAACGCCGTTAACGATGGCGTGATACCTGGCTTCTTTGTCGTACAGATAACGCCTGACTGTGTTTCGATGGCACGATAAGCGCCGAGCGACTTCTGTCTGGTTTCCGTATGTCTCTATGAGCATGTCTGGAATGGTTTTTACTAAGAAAGTCATGCGGCCTCACTTCTGCTGTTGCGCAGCTCTTTCGTTTTCTGCCTGTAATACTTCGCCAGTTCCTGTAACTCTTCTCGCGTCCATTTCTTCCGCTCGTGTGGACCCATTAACCTGTCGTAGGCTTCCTGTCCGATTTTTTCGATTAACCTTGGTCGGTATGCGCCGATGTTCCCCGACAGATACGAATTACAATGCTCACATTGAGCGTGGCAGTTGGTTTCGTCGTATCTGGTTTCTGGTGATGCGCCGACAGTACGGAAATGACCTGCGTTTATTTTTGCGCCGGTAAGCCTGCCGCAGCTTATGCAGGGATCTCCCACATCTCGGGTGCGGATGTATTCGTTAAAGGCTTGCTGGGTAAGTTTGTGGAAGTAGCTGAGGGGTTGTAGTGCGAGTTTTCGAATCTTCAGTTTATCTTTCTGTTTCTGCTCCTCTCGTCGTCGTTTCTTCTCTGCTGCTTTTTCCGCTTTTTCGCGTTCTTTGCTTCGTCGTTCGAGTGCTAACTTCGTACCACAATCAACACAACACCACTGTTGGTTCTGAAATTGCGGGAAGAACCATTCCCTGCACTCTTCGTTCTTACAACGCCGCCTTACCTTCCTCATTCGACATATCTCCGTTCGGATCGCGATATACCAGCCATTCGTTAACACATTCGGCACAGGCGTAAATTTCATCAGGTGCCAGTTGCTTGTTACATCCGGCGCACATTGCCCTTGCTATGCTCTCTTTCTCATAACTTCGATTGGGGTCAATCATCGCGTTCTCCTCATGCGGTTCCATTTGGACTGCAACAGCCCATAGACATAATCGAATGTCTTGACCTGGCTTTCTGTGGGGATTGGCTTGGGTTTATTTCTGGAGCGTTTCGTTGGTAGGTATTTGCAGTTTTCGCAGATTATGTCGGTGATACTTCGTCGCTGTCGTCTCATACTGCCCTCCCCGTTCGTTGTGACCATTCATACTCACGCCGGGAATCATTACTCCAACGCACTTTACGTTCTGAGCCGAACCAGAACATGATTTCGATAAGCTCTGTCATGCTGGCCTTCCTCATCTTGCTGGTACGTACCCCAAGAAGAACAACACCGCCGTCAATACCGGGTACGCTTCTTTGCTCCAGCTTTTTAGTCTTGAGCCACAGCGCGGTGAAGATGTCTTTCCAGTCTTCTGGAGACAGTCGTTGACCATGCCAAAGCACCTGACGGGAGACGTCCTGAAGCATCGGCCACATACGGTCGTTCTGCGCTTTGGTTCGCTTAGGTTCTTTGACGTGGACTTCGTGGGGTGACTTGTCGTCGATTGGTAGTGAGAGAATGGCGTCTATGGCGTTATTTCTGATTGCTTCGTTGCGAAGCAGGAATAATTGCTTCACTTGCCCTCCTGCTCTACTCCTTGCTCTTTTCCGCATAATACTGGTTTAATTCGTCAGACATCCTCTCTCCGAGAAGCGGCCATGACTTAAACCTCGCATTCGCAAAATTCTCAAGCCATCCCGCAAAATCATCAAATTTATCTGCTAACCAATAAACAAAATATGACAGCAATACTGCTGAAGCCAAAAAGATACGATGAGGATTAAGGATGAAAATAAGCGATATTTTCATTCCTCTTGATACTTTGCTCATACTCACTCCTTCACTTTGATTCCAGCGACGTGGATGGCTTCTGCGCATTCCTGAATTCCAGCGTTTCTTCCATCATCCCAATCAACCAGGTCAGGAATGGGGTAGTCGTCGTCGGAGATATCATTTTTTACTGGCAACTCAATCTCGATAGCGGCGCGTGATGCCCGCCATATAACCCAAGAAAAATTTTTTAATTCGTCGTCATCCGTAAACTGGCTTTTTTCTTTTGACCACCAATCTTCAAACTGTCGGTAGCTCTCGTTCATATCCCTCTCCCCCAAATAAAAAGGCCTGCGATTACCAGCAGGCCAGAGTAATTGTCGCGATGCGGACGGGGTAATTGTCGCCTAATAGTTACTAACTCAGTGATGTAGATGGTCATCAGAACCCTCCCTTCTTCTTGGCCTGTGGCTCCTCTCGCTCACGGCGTCGAATTTCAGCAGACTGTTGGTCTGTGTCATAAATAGCGCCATTTGCCTGAATGCAATACACCGTTCCGGTATTGCCATGCCGATTGAGACGAAGGATTAGTTCGGTTTCACCAGGCGGAACGCTGTCATCAAAAGCGCCTTCCCTGTGGATTCCAACCCAATAATCACAGTCCTGCTCAATCTGCCCTGTATCTCGGGAGTCGCTTGGTAGTGGTCTCTTATTGGTTCGTTTCTCCAGTTCGCGGTTAAGCTGCGTCAGAAGTACAACAACGCACCCAAGCTCTTTAGCGAGATTCTTAAGACCTTTCGTGATCATGCCGTAAGCAAGGTCATTGCGGTCTGCTTTCTCTGCCGTCATGAGTGTCAGGTAATCGACGAGAATCATCCCTACGCAACCTTTCTCACGCTTAATCCTGCGGCTTTCGCTGACGATATGCGCCAGTGATAGCCCCGGAGTGTCGTCGATATAGAGCATGTCAATTTCGCTCAGACGATTAGCTGTCTCTATAGCGCGGTTGAAATCGCTGTCATAGTCTCCCTGATATACCTGATCTGCATCATCGGTTGCTGGAAGATAAAAAATATTTGGGTTAACTCCTGATTTCTGACCTACCAGTTTCTCCAGAATCTGATCTCCAGGCATTTCAAGGCTGAATAGCAACGATGGCTTTCTCTCTCGCACAGCGCAGTTGATCGCCATCTGGCTATAAAGCGTGGTCTTGCCCATCTTAGGACGAGCACCAATGACAAACAGAGAGCCCTTGACCAGGCCTTTCGGTGAAAGCATTCTGTCCAGTGAAGAAATACCGGTACTCATGCCGCGTTGTTCACCTGATGGGTCAAATCGCTTCTCAAGGTCACTCACCCAATCCTCCATGACCTCACCGAAGGAGCGCAGACCTTTGCGGGAACCGGTTTTAGCGTGATCTGTTAGTTGGGAGAAAAGTGACTGGATAGCTTCGTACTTCTGCGTTGCTGTCATTCCGTTACGGGCGTACAGGAGTTCAGTAGCTTCCGTCAGGCGCTGTATACCGAATCGCTCCATAGCCGTTTCTCTCACCCGCATTGCGTAGGTGACGATGTTTGCGGCGCTTGGTGTGCTTTTGGCAATCTCAGCGATGTAAGCGAATCCCCCGATACTTTCTGCCAACGCCTTTCGTTCCAGTTCATCAAACAACGTCAGTCCATCAACGGGCTTTTGTTCGCGATACATTCTGGACATTTCTTCGAACATGACACGGTGTGGTCTGCTGTAGAACGAATCTGGTTTGAGGATGGACAGAACCTTCTGAACACGTTCGCTATCATCGTCATCCAGAAGTAAACCGCCAATCACTGCCTGTTCAGCCTCAATGCTGTGCGGTGGTGCAAACATGCTATCGGTCATCGTGCTCTCCCTCGCGGACTTTCAGGTAGGTATTATCGTTAAGCAGGAAATCAAATCCCTTTTTGTGCCAGACGGTTCCGCGTTGATGGTTTGGGCGCTCTTCGAACATCCATCGGCAATTTTCGCCTACGTAGCTCAAATAATTTCTCCAGTCCTGCATCGTGAACCCATGCCCGTCAAGCTGGCGGGTTATCACTCCGGCTTTTCGCCAGAAAGTTCGGATCTGGTTTTTACGTTTGTCATTCAGTGCGCGAACCCTGGAAGCTTCAGGAAGTAATTCGTGGTAAGCATCGACAACATCCTGACAACTGAGAGACGATTTTTTCTTGTCAGACTTTTCGTCTGCTGCGGTACTCTCTAATACGTTAGTATTAGAGATATTATTTATATTATTGTTTATGGACAATCGTTGGACATCCGTTGGACAACATTCGCTGTGAGCCGCGTCATTACTGGTGTTTGCGTTGGACATCCGTTGGACATCCGTTGGACAATTTGGAGCCTGAAAATCATCATATTTCAACACTGTTATCAGGCTGAATTTTCGCCCTTTCGACTCGATACGAATCATTCCATTCCCTTCAAAAGAACGAAGCAAACTTTTTACTTTGTTATCCGGGATGAATGTTTCACTTACCAGTTTTGGCCGTCCGGTAATTAGCTGTCCTCGCTCAACCAACATCTCACCAATGTCGGTATTGACGACTGCCGGAGAGTGATTGGCTTTCAGTATCAGATGCAGGAAAAGATGCACAGCCTGAGAATCCTTGTATAGCTTGCTATCCATGAATTGGCGGTGAATCAAGGCAAACCCCTTACCGCCATTTGTACGCGGCTTCTGGAGCCTTCTGGCCTCTCTGGCTTCGGCTAGATTGGATATGTTACTCATGACCTTTCCTCTTCAGTATTAGCTTCACTTTCTCCAACTCAGCCCGAAATCGACCAGGCTGTTTGAAGCTGGATAAGAACCGATCACGTAGTATGTTTTTGTGTAATTTGTCCTGGTCAGGACTGAGTTGTTTTGGCATAATTACTCCTGTGGATTGATCCAGTCTTTCTACATCAGGCCTCGAAGAATTCGCCGTTCTTCGGGGCTTTTTCTTTTGTCAGCAGATGCGCAACTTTCTTTGCCAGTTCTGCCAACTCCTCATCCTCTACACCCCACTCCAGAACCGCCAATAACATCCCCATCTTCGGAATGAAATCGCCTTTCCATCGTGAAATTTGAGATTCGTTAATGCCTAACGCATCAGCGACTTTCCGCTGACCACGAATAGCTATCCGGTTCAGGATGCTGCTGGTAATTGCGTTGGCTTTCTTGCGAGTGCTTGTGAGTTCCATATGTGAACATTCCTGTTGTTAATAGTTAGTTGTGGCTATACGCACTGGCGCATAAACCTGTGGTTGATTTGTTATCTGGAGTTCGCTTTTCAGCGACGTAGGACGAGTGTCCGTTGTTGGAAGTGATGTTGCTTACGCAGCCTTTGGTGGAAAAAGATCGTCTATGGTTAGTTCGTAACCGTATTCTTTGAACGCATTGATAAAAGCGCGACAAAGATTGATGTCCATTCCCCTTCTGCCTGTCTCGTAATGACAAACTGCACCACGCGTACAACCGAGTACTTTCGCAAGATCTTCCTGCGTTAAACCGAAGCGCTCGCGAAAATTGCGAATATTATTCATAGGCTCCTCCTTACCAAATAGTATACACATCGTATTCAATATCGCAATACAGAGTTTACGAGTTGTGACTGTTCTTGTTTGATACAAATTGTATAATTTAAGGATGAAAATGAACTGGTATGACATAGCGAAGCAAAGGATTGATCAGCTTGGATTGAATCAGGATAAAGTTGCTGAACACCTTGGTGTAACCAAAGGTGCTGTTAGTCATTGGCTTAACGGAAGAAGGAACCCATCAATACAAGAAATTGGAGCAATTTTTCAATATCTTGGCGTTACAGACGTGAGGTTCAACGCTGACGGAACCTTTAGCGTTGGCGAATCAACAGAACAAAAGCCTGTTAAACCTCAATTTGAATACCCATTCTTCTCTCATGTTCAGGCTGGAATGTTTACACCAGAATTTCGCACATTCACCGAGAGAGATGCAGAATGCTGGATTAGTACGACCAAAAAAGCCAGTGATTCATCTTTTTGGCTTGAAGTTGAAGGCCACTCAATGACGGCTCCAGCGGGATCACGACCAAGCTTTCCTGAAGGAATGCTGATTCTTGTAGACCCAGAAGATCCTGTAGACCCAGGCGATTTTTGTATTGCAAGGTTATGTGGTGATGAGTTCACTTTTAAGAAGCTCATCAAAGACAGCGGACAAGTATTCTTACAACCGTTAAACCCTCAGTTCCCAATAATGCCATGTAACGAACAATGCAGGGTTGTAGGTAAGGTTGTAGCCAGCCAGTGGCCTGATGAGATATTCGGGTGATGGTGGATAAGGGATGTTTGGGTGATATACAAATGATTAAGGAACGTATTTCTTATGTTATCCCGATCGCGATAGATGGCAGCAAATCAGGAACCCCAGTCCTTATCTATGAGATGGCAAAAGACTCACATGAAGTGGATTTGTCATTCGGTATTTTTTTTATCGGTCTTAGAGCAGCCAAGAAATACTCCGTTGGCATCGAGGTGTTCAATGACAATGAGACACCAATTCCAATTGATACAAAGAAATTTTCCAACCTTATGTTTTTCACCGTTGCAGAAGCTGGTGATGGAGAAACCGTTGTGTCGGCATCCATGAAAACAACGTTTCCTAAGGTTGAAATTATTAACCCTGGAATATTTGAAGTTAGAGCGTCACTGGTTAATCCAGACACCAAAGAAATCATTGATGTGAAAAGCTCTTTTTTCGATATTAAGCGTGCTGGAGTGGTTCGCAATGAGTTCCAATAACACCGTTACTCAGCTTCGTCCAAATCAAGACATCTCTCGCCAAATTGGACACCACTTCACTGATGATGCATACTCACGGCATGGTGGTGGCAATGGCGGTGGTGATGACATGCTAAAACGTGTAGAAAAATTGGAAGAGAAAATAGCTTCTATTAGCACTGATATAGCTGTTATCAAGGCCACAATGTGTACAAAGGAAGATTTACACAAAGAGCTGAATGGTCAGACTTGGAAAATTGTCATAGCCCTTGTTATTACTGTTCTAATAGCCGTTTTTTCTAAATACTACATAAAGTAACCCTGACACCGAGCTGGGGTTCACTGCCTGCCGATCCCTACGTAAAAAATTCGCCAGCCAACGTAACTCATTGATAATTACGCCAACGCATAGCTATTTCATCCATTTGCCCGCCACTTTGTCCCACCCAGATACCTACTCTTTCGGCAGTGTCAGAACATCAATAGCCAGTTCTACAGCCAAGTCCACATCCTCTTCCTGCCACAGTACCTGAATCATTTCTATCAAAGCTTCACGCGAAGGTTCGCGCTGCTCTACCAGTACCTGCATCAGCGCCGTACCGAGAACCTCAACCACCTGCGGGTGAAGCTCCGCAAAGAACTCTTCCTCACTTTTCACACAGACTCCTCGCTCATTTTTTGTTCAGAACAGTATGGCATAGAGGATTTATAAAAATAAATCACTTTAAAAATCAACACAATGTAAACAAAACAACCACAAGGATACAAAATGTATTTGCAATGATGTTTACTATACGTATACTAAGCACATCAACAGGACGCACTACTTACCAGGACGGTGAAAATACAACGATTCAGTGATGAATCTACGCGGCTGAAAAGCCGGAACGACCAAAGTGAGCTTTGGGATGCGATGAATTGCAGTCCATCGAGACAACCAGAAGATAAGCATCTGGCATCGCATCACCAAAGTTCATCAGGAGGTCACATGACGCGCAGAACAGTTTTCAATGGTTCAGCAGCAGGTCGTCGCCGCGAACGTCGTGCAGCGCTTCAGAATGCGGTAACGGCAAGCTCAGAAGTATTGCACCGCCCCACCCTTAGCCGTGTACAGATTCAGGCCAAAGGAAAACATGAAACGCCAAAACGTATTGAAGACGCAAAATCACTTCAGTTCATGGCGAAAGATGCATTCTGGCAACTGGAAGAGTACAGACGCCATCTGGAGCGGGCAGCCATTGTATACGCAAATGAGTTCGGACATAAGCCACCAGAAACAGGTGTATGTTTGCCAGATGTTGCGCTTTACGCAGCAGGGTATCGTAAGAGCAAACAAATAACAGCGAGGTAAAACATTTGTCGGTTAAGTCGTTATTTTTTGGCCTGCTCGTCCTGTGCGATAAGTTCATTCATAAGAATGTCTGACTTCCCGGCAAATCTCATGTAGCACTCATTAAAATACTTTTCCGGGATAACAAAACGGTCAATATCAGGATATCCAATAACAGAAGGCAAGTGAGTGATAAGTCCTTTTTTGAGCAAAGAAATTGATTCAGGGCTTCCTTTTTCCGTCTTTAGCTGATTATTGGCGGCTACGGCGAAAGCCAGATACGCTCTTTCGCCAGGAGTTAACGAATCAAACAAATCCCGAACGACTTTTTCTTCTCTGTCCTTACGCCGCTGAGCAGTTGATGCCTCAATTCTTTCAGTAACAGCGTGATAAACGGAATTAACAACACCGTTAAGCACATAGCTAACGCAGAACAACAGGATGTAATACATCCAGTAATGAGGAAGTATTTCTGGATTATGCAGGTTTACCCATTCTTTCACGCTTACCGGCATAACAACAATCAATATGATCAGGATTATTAGCATATGAATCAACTGTTTAAGTGTCATTCCTTGCAGGAAAAAACGCATTAACTCCTGCCACCATGAGTTGTTCATCGGCGATTCTCTTTTTGCTCTCTGTAGGGGTGAATAGAGTTTATCCGATTTCTCGCTGTAGGGGTACACGAGAACCACCGAGCCTGATGTGGTTAAAAGACAGGCACAATCCAGAATTTTTTACAGCAAGCCTCTCATCTAATCAGGTCGCAATGCGGCCTTTTTTATTGCCAAAATTTAAGGAGTAACAACATGAATTCAGCAGATTTATCGAAGATTCTTGAGTATGAGCCTTCTACAGGAGTTTTCCGGTGGAATAAATCTAAAGGAACAGCATTGGCTGGTGATGTCGCTGGTTCTGTTAATCATCACGGTTATCGAGAGATAACAATTGATGGGAAAAAGCTACAAGCAAACAGGCTGGCATGGTTATTCGTTACTGGTATGTTTCCTAATGGCGTAATTGATCACATAAACAGAGTCAGGGATGACAATAGATTCTCTAATCTAAGAGATATTTCAGTTGCTGAAAACAATCTAAACAAATCCATTAGGTTAGATAATAAATCTGGAACACCTGGGGTTAATTGGGATATTAAAAGAGGAAAGTGGAGAGTCACTGGACAGATCAATAGAAAGCAAAAGCATCTTGGGTATTTCAAAAACATTGATGATGCAATAGAGACCAGAAGGATATTTTGCAGAAAATATCATTTAACAAGTAAAGAATATGCAGATGAAGTCACTGAGTAAGTGTATTTTTGGCAGCGAGACACAGAGGTGAATATGAAAAAGTTTAAAGGTACGCCAGGTCCTTGGAGCGGAAAGGATGTACGCATTTGCAGGCAAGATAGAGCTGGGTTGCAGCTTGGTTTTATCATGACCCATGACGAAAATCGCGTAGCTGAATGTGAGGCCAATGCACACTTGATAGCAGCAGCTCCGGAGTTATTGGAAGCGCTACAATTGCTTCTCAACTCCTGGTCAAATGGTAGTTCTAAAGATATTTCAAACGCTGAGAGAAAAGCTCGCTCAGCCATCAGCAAGGCTCTTGGGGAGGAGTGATGGAAATAAATAAAGAGCAGGCATCAGAAATTATAAAACTTATCGAACAAGCATTACTTGATGGGTTTGATGATGAAATTTTGGTTTCGCTACACGAAAGTCTTACCAAATTTGTCAGCGAATAAGCACCTAATGACCATTTTAATAGTGGTCATTGTGAGCAATATCGCTCGTAACCAAACGAGGACGACGACTCGTTCTGGTTAATCGAAAAATCATCCCTTGATGTTATTTGCCGCTCTATATGGGCGGCATTCTTTTTACCTGGAGGAAATATGAAATTACGTGTCTGGCATATCCCGCAAGTTCCTATGAAGCCATTCATTGTAGAAGTAGCAAGTGTTGAAGAGGGTGTGCGAGTGATGGATGCACTGGCTGATTATGACGCATTTCAGTATGACAACAACATCAAACCTGATTACTGCAACGCTAACGGCCTTGAGATGTGGGATGAGAGCCTTACTGACCAGGATTTGGAAGAAATGGAGCTTACGGATCGCTGGGTGGATTGGTATAGCGAATGCCAGTGTTACGACGACCCGCGTGAATATATCGAAAGCCTGAAAGAAGAAACAACAGCCGCCGCCTGAGTGCGGCTGTTTTATCGCATATCCACAGCGCTTCATATCGAGGCGTTTTCGCTATGCCAATAAATAAACATAAGGAACTTCCCATGATGCAACTCAGCTTTGCGGGAAGCGGCGTCATGTCCGCTTTTTACCCCGCTGAATCCGAATTATCAAAACGTATTCGTCGCCTTATTCGCTCTGTCCGTAAGCAACTGGAGGCGTTATGCAAAGCCAAATAACCATCAATCACCAGAAGTTAATTGCAGCACAAAGCAAGGCTGTTATCGCTCGTTTTCTTGGTGACGGACACATGTGGAAACAAGCTACCGAGGAAATGAAATCAGCAATCAACTTTCCATGGTACCGCAAGAAATGAGCATCGCTGACACATGGACAGATGATGCTTTTATCCGATTAATGCAGGACATGCTCAATCAGCAGAAAGAACAGGAGAACGATGATGATTCTGACTCTGAATGATAAGCGTGAAATAACGCAAATCATCGCAAGTTTTACCGATGATGATTATGAACGAATTAACAGTGAAGTTGATCGCCTTTGCAAACGTTGCGACCCAATAAGCGAAATGCTTCGCTCATATAAACCAGATGAACACACTAAGGACGCTATCGACTGGCTGGAAGATGATGATTGTAACTACCAGGAAAAAGCCGCTGAATGGTTCTGGGATGCAATAACCGAAAGAGTTAAGGCTGAATATGCCTTCGCAATATTCAAACGCAGACACATTTATGGAGAAGCAGCATGAGCAATATCGTTGAATTCGTTAAACAGCAGGAGCACTTATTCTGCGGGGCATTGACTGAACAGACGGTAACATGGGCTAAGGAAAGCCAGTTTGCAATTCAGTATTTCCAGAAAAACGATTACCTGGCTAAAACGGCACTGGCAAATCCAACCAGCGCACAGAACGCCATCATCAATGTTGCCGCCATAGGAATCACATTAAACCCGGCGAGCAAACTTGCTTACCTTGTGCCACGTGATGGCATGGTTTGCCTTGATATCAGTTACATGGGATTACTTCACCTTGCACAGTCGACAGGCTCAATTAAGTGGGGGCAATGCAAACTGGTGTACTCAAACGACACCTATGAATCAAACGGCCTTGATTCAGCACCAACCCACAAATACAACGCATTTGGTGAGCGAGGCTCTATTGTTGGTGGTTATTGCACGGTTAAAACAGCAGATGGTGACTACCTGACTGAAGAAATGAGTCTGGCAGAAATTAAAGCTGTGGAAGCAACGAGCAAGGCAAAGAATGGACCGTGGAAGACATTCTGGGAAGAGATGGCGCGCAAAACAATAGTTAAACGCGCCAGCAAATACTGGCCTAAAGCCCAGCGACTGGATAATGCCATTCACCTGCTTAACGAAGATGAAGGTATGCATCAGGAACCGGTTATGCCGCACAAATCAGAGGAAGATATCCGCGAAGATGAACGGAAACGCCAGCAGGAAATAATGGATAAAGCACAACTTCTTTGTGATGAAATGGCTCAGGCTGAAAACATGGATGATTTGAAGCGATATTTTGCAGAAGCATATCGCCTGACATCTGGAATGAAATTGCAGCAGAACGTACAAGCAATTTACGCAGAATGCAAAGCGAAACTGGAGGTTGCCAGTGAGCAAACTGTATGAAATAGCTAATGAATACGCAAAATTGATGGATTCAGATTTAGAACCAGAGATGATTGCTGACACAATAGAAGGCATGGAAGGAGAATTTACCGATAAAATAGAGCAACTTCTTGCCATTATTAAAAATGAGTCTGGCTATGCTGAGCGCCTCAAGGAAGAGGCAAAGTCACTGAATGAACGAGCAGCAGTAATTCAAAATAAGATTGACAGCATTATGGCATATATAGCGTCATCGCTTGAAATGGTTGGCAAGAAAAAGATTCGAGCTGGTATTCACCAGGTGACAATCCGCAAACCGACAGAAACTGTAGAAATCATCGATTCCAGCGCCCTTCCTCCAGAATACGTTGAGTTTGAAACAACAATTAAAGCCGACAAACTGGCAATTAAACACCAACTAAAAGCTGGAATAAATATCCCCGGCGCTTACCTCAAAGTTGGAAAAACTTCACTTCTTATCAAATAACGGTATCGCTTATGAAAAATACTCCATGGGAGAAATGGGAAGTCGATTTCTTGCGCGAAGTAGCGGCAACTATGCCAGTAGAAGTTATCGCCGAAAAGCTGGAGCGAACCGAAAAAGCGGTAATGACTAAGGCTACCAGAATAGGTGCTGAAATGGTTAGTCGCTTACGTGGTAGGCGCTGGACTCGCGCAGAAGTATCTCTCTTCGACAAATTCTCCGCAGAAGAAATAGCAATCGCCACCTGCCGCTCAATTTATTCAGTAAGGGCAATGCGATACAAGATAAAAAAACTCAACGAAGAAAGATCTGGAATACGAATAAATTAACAAAGAGGAATTCATCATGAGAGGTTTGTCCTACGACCCCGGCATTCTTCCATCGGAAATGATTATTCGACACCGCTTCAAACCCATCAACGATATCCCACGCGAAGAAATGCTTAAGCGAAATAGTTTTCCATCAGTGAATCAAAACAAATATCTGAATGCGATGTGGCGGAGTGGGAAGAAATGAAAGAAGTGAAAATATACACGATTGTCAGTGACCAGTTATCACCACCAATAACAGGAGAGTCATTCTGTACTGACATGGTGCGTCATAGTGATTATGCGGAACTTGAGGCTAAATGCGCGGCGTTGGCTGATTTATTTGGTGATGTGAAAGAGATTTTGGGTTTTAAGTATCGCTATTTCATTTCCTCAAAGGGGCTAATTTTCTCAATGGCTTCTGGCAAGCTAAGACAGTTAAACCCTTCTATGCGCGGCAAGAACAGAAATCAGTATTTGTTCGTTAGGCTGGAGCTTGAAGGGAAGCTGAAAGGCGTGAACATCCACCGATTAGTTGCTGAAAACTTCATCGGGCCTAAGCCATCTGATGAGCACGTAATTAACCATAAAGACGGCAACAAACAAAACAATGATGCATCAAACCTTGAGTGGACAACGATAGCGGGTAACACTCAGCACGCATATAGAACTGGGTTAGCCGGAGGAAGAAAGCACGGTTCGTATAAAGGCCCAGTTTGTGCAGAGAATGAGGAAGGTTTTGGGTATGTGTTCTTTGATAGCAAACAGGCTATTGAGGCTGGCTTTAACCCAAATTCAATCAGGGACGCTGTAGTTAAGCCATGGAAGACATTATTCGGATTCTATTTTAGCCGCATCAATAACACAGACCAAATTCACAAAGGAGTGCAGTCATGAGCAATAAAATTCAAGTGCTGAAAGCGTACCACGTGCAGGGTGATGAGTACGGGGTTATACGATTTGCTAAAAGTAACGTGGCCGCACGCCGTGAAGGTGCGAACGAACTGGAAGAAGAATTCAACTGTGTATCATGCAAGCGCATTCCTGGGGCTGATAAATACGCAGAACTTGGGCATGTTCCATCCCGCGATTTGGTTGAAGAGTTTGGTTTTTGGCAAGAGTGCGCCTATTGCAGATGTCACGTCGATGACGAGACAGAAGACCGCGTGTGGGAAGGCGATACCGTGTATTGCGATATTGAGTGCGAGGCGCGCTGGATTAATCATCGCCTTGATTGCGAAGCAGAGCTCAAGCGCAACCATGAGGCAGAGCAAGCAGCCATTGCGGCAGCGGAAGCAAGGTTCCCTGGAATTACCGATGTGACGGCCTACATCGGTCACAAGAAAGACATCACGGTTTACTTTCGATTCCCAGGTGGATTAGCCAAGGCCTCATGGACTGTGGGCGACAATCACGCAGGGACCAGTCGCGATGATGGCGAGGCGTTCAAGGCGTACATCGATTCTTTTCGCCAGGAGACAGCCCAATGAGCAACATCAAAGGTCCGCTTATCAGCAGTCAGCGCTACCTCGACAAGGCAAAGGTAAACGACAGAGCGGCAAGATTTAAGCGCTTTATTGTATCTGTTTACCCGATAGTTCTGCGTGGGCAGCAATACACCATCCTGATGGATGGGCACCACAACTACGCAGCGGCAAAACTGGCTGGCATAGAACCTGATTACCGGCCACTCACCAAAAAGGTGCAGCGTATTCTCGGTGAGATGTCAGGTCGCGAGCGCGAGGCATTCTTCATCAACAACATTACAGACAGCAACTACTACTTCGTTGAAACAGGCGAAGTGGTTCATGAGTTGGTTATGCCTGACACGTCTTGCAAATTCAAGGCGCACGCAGGTAACCAATGGATTTTTGGAGGTGCAGCATGACAATCGACAAACAGGCGCTGCGACAGATAGCAGAAAGCGTTGATCGCGAAGAATGGGACGTTCTCGATAATGGCGATGCTGATTATCAGGTTATCGTCAGCGGGAGTCTTGAAAGAGGAGCAACCTACCGTTCTTACCAGCCAGTTACTAATGAAATATCGAACAAAAAAATAGCGGCTTTTATCGCTGCATTTAACCCTAAAGTCGCGCTGGCGCTGCTGGATGAGCTGGAGCATTACAAATCGCGTGAAGAGCGAGTTACAAAGCTGGTTCTGGATAACTCGACAAGCTGGGATGTTCTCTACGAGAAGCTTGAAGCCGCAGAACGCAGCATGGCAGAACAAAGCGCGATTGTAGCTGCTGCTGAAAAACTGGTTCGCTGCAAAGGTCGTTACCACAGTGAACTGAATTACCGGGCGCTGGCAAAACTTTTTGGTGTCATTACGCCGGATTTACCACCACTTGAGTATGAAAACGTTCATTACACAGACGCTGCTGAGGTGGAAATTTCGGCATTACGCCAGCGCATGTGTGAGCTACAGGAACGCCGCAAGGCTGAGCCGGTCGCTTATTTAGTTTGTAATGGGCATCTTTATCAAGACAGGCCATTCCTGGATCTATCAACAGCTCGTAAATCAGTTAAAGACAGGAATGACGGGGCGGAAATTAAAGCATTGTGCGTCTGCGAAATATCAGCGGAGAAATAAGAATGACCACTATTACCAGAGAAGAAGTTAAGGCATTCATTGAGCAAATTGAATCCGATTTATCTAATGGGTGGGAAGCGCAGATATTCGAATTGAAGCTGGCGCGTATCGCGCTGGCATCGCTGGAAGCAAAACCTGTAGCGTGGGAGTGTGGAGAAAACATAATTCTATTTAATCCTGACACCGTTGAGGCGTATGCAAAACGTGTGGAAATATCACCTAAACCACTATACGCGGCCCCGCCAGCGCCGGTAGCGCCTGAAAAAATGAACTTTTCCACCGCCTGCAACTTTGTGCAAATCAACGGAATGGCGAAGGAGGACCGGGCAACTCTTGCAATGAGAGCATGGAACGCCTGTCGCTCCGCCATGCTCAACGGAGGTAAATCGTGAAAGAGAATCAAATCCGGGAACTGGTAAACGAGCTGCGTGATATTGCTGTTGAATATCACGGCACACAACAGTTACGTGAACGAATTGCACGCACAGTTCGCGCCGCCTGGCATCATGACTTAGAAAAACCAAACCAACCTGTAAGCCAAACTTACGAGTTGCCACAAACGCAGTTTGAACAGGTTGCTGACCTCTACGAAATGCAATTTGATGATGGGCGCACCTGCGCATTCCACACAGATGGTACAAAGGCTGCTCAGTGGTTGCTCGCATGCGATGGTAATAAGGTGCAGGAATACGTCAGGATTGAGCGCTATCAGGAGGCTGTAATTGGCAACTCTCCGGTGCAAAGTCCAATCGATCACGGTTATCGACCAGAGTGCGAATGCTCAGGGTGCAAGGCTACAGCCAGAATATGCGCTGAACTGAACAACGAAGAAGCAGAAATTTTTGCCGATGGTTATAACGCTGCCATGCAGTCGTTCGGTAATTCCGAACAACTTAACTCTCCGGTAACTCCGGATGGTTGGATAAGCTGTAGTGAGCTAATGCCAGAAGACGAGCAAGAAGTAATTGTTCATAACAAGTTGGGATATCGTTATGTTTCATATTTTGATGAGCATTCTGGACTATTTTTTGACATGCGAGGCGGCAATCAGATGAACTGCATTGAGCATATCTTGGTTACGCACTGGATGCCGCTGCCAGCAGCACCGCAGCAATAACAATCCTCGCACTCGCGGGGATTTCTTTTATCTGAACTCGCTACGGCGGGTTTTGTTTTATGGAGACAAGAAATGTCAGATTTGGCTATGAAGGTTTTGAAATGGCAATCGACTGGCGATGTCGGCATCAGTAGCGCAACTCTTGCCTCAATCGCATGTGGACTGAAAAAGAATATCTATGGTCATCACTTCGGCGCTCCACATGACGCAGCAGATTTCCGGCGATGCGTTGCGCTTGTTGAGCAGATTCCAGAAATCAGAGATTCATTCGACAAGGTTGCAAAGCGCGTTCCGTCATTCAAAGGAATCCTCAACGAATGGGATTCCCTTGTTGCTCTGTTGAAGTATGAAATGAAGATGCACGGGAACAAAGCACCAGAGACTTACAGGAGAATCAGCGAGCTACGCAAGGACTAACTATGGAATCACACAGCCTCACACTCGATGAGGCCTGTGCATTTCTCAAGATATCCAGGCCTACCGCCACAAACTGGATTCGCACAGGCCGCCTTCAGGCAACACGTAAAGACCCTACCAAACAAAAATCTCCTTACCTCACTACACGACAAGCCTGCATTGCGGCTCTTCAGTCTCCGCTGCATACTATCGCCGTGAGCGCGGGTGATGGCATAACAGAGGAAAAACAATGTCACTCTTCCGCAGAGGTGAAATATGGTACGCGTCCTACTCGACACCGGGCGGGAAGCGAATTAAGGAAAGCCTTGGGACTTCCGACAAGCGGCTCGCTACTGAGCTACATGACAAGCGCAAAGCTGAATTGTGGCGAGTAGACCGGCTTGGGGATTTCCCTGATGTAACGTTTGATGACGCCTGCATGAGATGGCTGGAGGAAAAGGCAGAGAAGAAATCACTGAAGGATGACCGCAGCCGTATGGCTTTCTGGCTGGCGCATTTTGAGGGGATCCGGTTAAAGGATGTGACCGAGCAAAAGATTTACTTAGCAGTAAACAAGATGAGCAACCGCAAGCAGCTTGAGATATGGAAAATAAAAGCTGCCGCGGCGCAAAAGAATGGAGAGCCAGCGCCAGTTTATTCAGCTAAACCGGTCACCACCTCCACCAAAGCCAAGCACCTGGCATTAATGAAGGCTATTCTGCGTGCAGCAGAACGTGACTGGAAATGGCTGGAGAAAGCGCCTGTAATCAAGGTTCCTTCTGTCAGAAACAAGCGCGTCAGATGGCTTGAGCGTGATGAGGCAAAAAGACTTATTGAAGAATGTCCGGAACCGTTGAAATCTGTTGTTAAATTTGCGCTGGCAACGGGACTTAGGCGGTCTAACATCATCAATATGGAGTGGCAACAGATCGACATGCAGCGTCGTGTTGCCTGGGTGAACCCTGAAGACAGCAAGTCAAACCGCGCTATTGGCGTAGCGCTAAATGACACTGCCTGTAAGGTATTGCGTGACCAGATTGGTAAGCATCATAAATGGGTGTTCGTGCATACTAAAGAAGGCATCCGGCCTGATGGTTCAAAGACGCCAACCGTGAGAAAGATGCGCGTCGATGATCAGCGGGCATGGAATGCAGCTTGCCGCCGGGCCGGAATTGAGGATTTTCGCTTCCACGACCTGAGGCACACATGGGCCAGTTGGCTAATTCAGTCAGGAGTGCCGCTTTCTGTTCTGCAGGAAATGGGAGGATGGGAGAGCATCGAGATGGTGCGCCGATATGCTCACCTTGCGCCGAACCATTTAACGGAACACGCGAAGCAAATTGACTCGATTTTCAGTGATGATGTCCCAAATATGTCCCATATGGAAAATAAGGAGGGAATTAAAGAGGCGTAACCAGTTGATATATAATGGCGCGCCCTGCAGGATTCGAACCTGCGACCCACGGCTTAGAAGGCCGTTGCTCTATCCAACTGAGCTAAGGGCGCCTTGTGAAGTGAAGACTTCGTGTAGACGAAACGCGAGAATTATACGGTCAGGTACTCCTGAGTCAATGGCTTTTGTTCTGGTTGCTGACTAAGTGTACGAATATCGTCTTTTCTGGCGCAATGCCAGGTTCCAGGAAATCGCCTGGACACATCTCAGCACGCATAAAGTGGGAATTAAGGCCGCCAGTATTTAGATAATCAATCAGTTTCTTTAATATTTCACCATGATTCACCTGCCGTGTAGGATATTTTTTATGCTGAGTATCGCTATTAAGGAACAAAACAGTCACTTTGAGCATGGGTTGAAAATCATCATGACGCGTCTGGCGAATCAATGGCAGCAGAAAATTGACTTTCTGCCGCCAGAAGAGATAGATAATGCCGATATCGCTTTTCTGGCCCTGGATGATGATTGGTTCAGCGCAGGTTGTTACCAGATACCTATGCATACCCAACATCAGCTACGGGTGATTATTTGTAATAAATGCGATAAAGAAAAGCTCATGTTCAGACCATGTCTGTATATGCTGCCGCATATTTATCGGGAAGATGATGTTGAAGAAATTACCCGGAAAATGATATTGATCTTACATAAGCGAGCGCTTCGACATAGCGTCCCTTCTGGCATTTGCCACTACTGCACGACTCGTCATTTTTCAGTAACAGAACGTCACCTGTTAAAACTGATCGCCAGCGGTTATCATTTAAGCGAAACGGCTGCTTTACTTTCACTTTCTGAAGAGCAGACAAAGTCACTCCGCCGGAGCATTATGCGCAAATTACATGTTAAAACGGAGCAGCAGTTTTTAAAGTATATTAGAGTTAACCTTCATTTCTTACTCAGTAAGTAA